CCGATAAGCAGAATACCAGCGTAGATGAAATACTATATCCGTATTTCAACGGCCAGCCGAACTGGCCGTTAGTTGTTAATGGTCATGTCACTACTAAGCGTCCGCTACTAATTAATAACCGGGCTATGATTGATACAGGTGCCTTCCTAGGCTGTTATCTAACAGCAGCTCATGTCATGGGCTCTACCTGTCAATTCATATCCACAGAGAATGTGAACTCCGCGCGTAATACTATGCGTCTTAATCCCATTGCGTCTGCAATACAGGATGCAAGTAGCGTTAGAAGAAACGTGCCTCATTTGGTTAAGGCTTCAGCCTAGTCGCGTATGATGTTACCGATAGCCCCGCGTTCCGTGCGGGGTTATTAACTTATTGTGTAACATTTAATCTTCTTAAACTTATCCATTACCGAGTAAATATATATTAGGTATGGCATCACCAGTAATGGTGAAGGCCGTTGCCTGCAAAGCACAAAGCATATGAATAATCAAACACCTATCGAGAGTTTCTCTTTAGCGAATATTAAATTTGACTATAATGCAGAACCAATCTGGAAATTAGCGACTCGACTTTCTGCTAAAATTCCCAATGAAGAATGGGCAAAACTACCAAAAGATTTAGCCCAAAACTTTGATCATTATCAACAGCAACAGGATCAAAAATGAGATGCGCCCAGACTCAATTACCTACCTTTAACTTTAACAACCAAGAAATCCGCGTTATAATCATTGATAATGAGCCCTGGTTTATAGCAGCCGACGTTTGCGCTGTTCTCGAACACACTAATACGTCAGTAGCTCTACTTCGGTTAAAGGTGTATGAAAAACAATTAGTTGACCCTAAACAATACTTAGGGTCAGTCTCAAATCAATATATATCAGCCATTTCAGAATCTGGCTTATATAGATTAGTACTCAGCAGCCGCAAACCACAGGCAGAGTTATTTCAAGACTGGGTAGTACAAGAAGTACTACCTACCATTCGCAAGACTGGTCGCTATTCTGTTAGTGACTTCAAGATACCTACTACTTATGGTGAGGCCTTACTTGAAGCGGGGCGCCTGGCCTTAGAATTAGAACAAACTAATATCACCTTAGAACAAGTTAATGCTACATTAGAAGAGCAAGCCCCACTAATTAAATTAGCAGAGACGTTGACAGTCAGCGACGCCGATGCTGTCCTAATAGGAGATTTGGCTAAAGCTTATGGCGTAGGTCGTACAACGTTCTTCGATATGTTGCGTGACATTCGCTTTATCATGATGATGCCAAGTCGGCTACCCTATCAGCGACATGTATTAGCTGCCAGAGCAGAGGTGTTCCGCAAAGAGCGCCCCCATCAACCTGGTATCTTTGATAGCGTTACTGTTATAACGGCTAAAGGTCAGTTATACATAGCGAAGAAGTTAAAGCAACTAGAATGTGCTAAGTTAGTAGAATCGCAACTAGAAGCCGCGTACGAGCTTGTAGAATAATACTGTTCTCGTAAACCACAATTACAACTTATTGACTATGACTATTATGAATCTCATTAATTATCTATTGGAAAAACTTGGCAAGGTGCAATTCCGTACACTGCTTGTAGCTATCGGCTTGTTATTGGCCTATAGTCTGACGGTTATTGTTGGCCGCCTTGTTTACGCAGCAGGAGTGTTGGGCCTCGGCGATGCACTCTGCGTGTTAGGTCTATGGCATGCGTGGCGGGCTATCGCAGATCTCGTACCATCAGTTAATCAATTATTAGTTAATCCACCGACTAATCCATCAACTTCTATTAATCTCAAAACTGAAGGACTAGGCGATAAGTAACAACTGGCTCGGCACTTAGTGAGCCTAATTAGGAAGTCGCCTACATAATGCCATGCTCACAGCCATAGTAATTTACTTAGGTAGGGGGCACAATTATTTGTATGATAGGTTAGCAATTAGCTTACACGAGTGTTGGGCTGACATGAGGCCCAACCTACGCTTATCCTATATTTAATTCTGGCCACCTACCTAATCACATTAAGTAGATAACTATGGCTAAGTTTAATTCAGATACAGCGTCTAGTATGGGGCGCCGCGGTGGTGAGAAGACAGCCCAGGATAGAGAGCATATGAGAGAGATAGGTCGTCGAGGTGGACTGAAGGCCCAACAGCGGCTCGCCGAGAAGAAACAGCAGCGTCCATTAGATGACGAGTAGATTATAGGTCACTATATTAACTATATCATTCACCTGCGTGGTATCCATGGCTGTACCCCCCTCCCCTATAAAGTGGACGCTAATGAGAGCTATAGGGCTATCATCATCTAATAGTAGTTGCTGGTATAGGTGTCGTACTCCTATGATATCTAGGTGGGCCCGCTGCTTAAAGCTAAGTAGTATAGAGTTAGCATCAGTCTTCATGAAGGATCGGGTACTGGCGTGTTGCACTAGAGTAGGTAGGTCATAGCAATGGTCGCTAATTAATACCTGTCTATAGAGATTAGCTATACTGCTAATCCCGGGGGCCAGACTCTCATGAGTACACGTCATCTTGAGGAACTTAAGACCAGATATACTGCGACCAGGATTATGGAACTGGTGGAGTAAGACTCTATCGGCCGCCGTTGTAATACGTATCTGGTTGAGTAGATCAAGGATATAGATGTCTTTATCTATAGTGCTAACATGGCGTATCAGATCTTGTATAGCGTACCTGCGCTCTATCTGATTGCGGAACATCCATCGCCCAATAAAGATTATAATAAATAGAGTCAGACTAAACGTGTTCTGCCATAGGAAATCAGTGACCTGCGGTAGAGCTTCCTTAACCAGAGTGTGCGGAGCTAAGTGAATAGTGTAGGCCTTATCATTCTGTGGTACATTCATGTTTGATGGGGCATTCCTCAGGCCTTTAAGTACATCCTTAAGTTAGTGTCTAAGTGCTTCTAGTTTTATATTTATTCACGAGGACTTTGTAGGTGAATTATAATTATGATAATCAATTAGGGCTTGCTTGTATTACTGATACTGAGCGTAATATTAAGGTATTCGCCCCTGTGGCCCGCCCGGGGCAGAGGTATGAGGCCACTATAGCCTATACTATGGCACGATATTCTCGCAGCGCTGAGTCAGTAGAGAACCTACTCAATGAGGCGCGGGGAGTAGATGCAGATAAACGTCTTCATAATATATTCTATAATTATGGTCACGGTAGTGTACAGGGCCTGGCCACGTTATCAGTGTGCTTTGAAGGTATTCCCCTATGGTTTGCCTTCTATCTGTTCAATACTATGCCTCTAGGAGCAGGGCAGGAACGCAGTACTCGTTATCAGAAGATGGGCGATTACTATAGGGTTGGTAATGAGTCCTATGACGAGTCAATGGACTATTTATTCAGTGCATATGAGGAACTCTATGAGCCCACTCGAGAGGCGTTGGCCCGCGCTTACGGCGTAGATATGAGTGATAAACGCCAGGTACAGGCGCTGGATGCCCGTACGCTGGACTGTACGCGTTATCTATTACCTATGGGAGCCCGCACTAGTCTGGGTATCACATCGGATGCCGAGACGTGGAGTCGATTCATCAGTGACCTACTGAGTAATCAATTTAACTCGGGGCCCGATGAGTTATACAGTACTATAGGGCACATGCTGAAGCAACTGCTGGGGGGTTGTCCTGAGCTAGAGGCCCAAGGCTACGTAGCAGGTGCTCCAGGGCTCATACGTCACGCAGAGGCACGGCATGACCTAAGCGCTAGTCTAGCCAATATGGCGCGGGCAGCTCAGTCATCTCTTATTGATAATATGAGAGATGAATATTATCGCTCAAAGCTAGTAATTGTACAGGAGCAAGACTGTGATATCGTTGGTAACCTCGCCCTATTACTTCAGAATGATCTGTATCGGCCGGCCCTAGTCCTATCTACTGGTAGAAGACTATTAGCTACGCTGCGAGAGGAGCTGACTACGTGGCGGCATTACGATAGATTACCTACTCAGTTCAATGCCCCGCATATGTACATGAGTGGTTATATGGATGTGGGTGCGGCCCGCGACTTCAATCGTCACCGCAGTATATGGCGGTACTTTCCTGCCCTAACTAATGTTGAGCTATTACGGGGAGATACTGGTTATACTCTACCACTCTATGTAGAGCACCTCCCTATAGCTAAGCGTTATAGAGAGGTGCTGGATAAATACTACGAGACACTAGATGGCCCCGCCATACAGTATCGTATACCACTAGCCCATAATATACGATACTGTATAGGTGGCACACATAAGCATATGGCCTATGTATGCCAGCTTCGCTCTCGAGTAGGAGGTCATATCAACTATCGTGTGATAGCTAATGAGTGGGCCAATAGTATAGCTGAGGTTAATCCACTATTCGACCTTACTCACATCATACGTGTAGTCGAGAATGGTCGAGATGAGTTCCTGAGTCGTTAGAGCGCGCGTATTAGGATAGTACTAATTTCGAGTCTTGGTACTCCCTGCGGCCACCACACTGTATAAGGGAGGCCGAAGGTAGTAGAACCATCACCAACACCGTATGTAGTACCTAACAATGCGAATAGCGCTGCGTATTGCGTCCTGCTGATATCCTCCCCATCCAGTGGTAACCAATTAGTAGGGTAGCTCCCGGGGGGGCCCGCCCACCAGATTATAGAACCTATTGGGAGGGCCGCCTGGCTTTGCTCGGCTATGGCCTGGTTAACCCAGTCTACTCGAGCTATACTGTCATTAGTAGTGGGCGATACAGTACGGGGGTTGCCCGTTAGGAAAGGACTATCTATATTAGCCTTAGTGTTCGATAGATTAGTTACTTGTGTCTGTAGACTACTTACAGTATTCTGTAATGCTGTTATCTTGGGTATCTCTAGATTGAGCCTGTCGTTTATAGCAGTGATTGAGGCATTGATGGTGGCTATCTGAGCAGTTAGTTGGTTACTCAATGTAGTAAATTGAGCCTGTAGATCACTGATAGCAGTTGTGTTAGTATCGCAGCATGCCTGTAGGTCCTGAATTATAGTTAACTCACCTACGACAGCAGCTAGGTTATTAATTAGATCATTGACTAACTGCTGCAGGTTAGCAATGATCTGCTGTAACTCACCATCACCGAATAGGTCATCGCGTAATTCCTCTAGTTCATTCTCTAGAGTGGCTATATCAGCCAGCATGTCGGCAATAAATGCAAACGCCCGCACTGTGTCAGATAGATCATATATAGTATTAGCTGCCTGTGTTCCCGTATGATTGGCGCGATTAGCAGCCTCTAGAAAGTTATTGTCGAGTTCAGCACAAGTAATAGGACTTCCCTTACTCACCGATAGTATAATTGGCATAGAACTGTAGCTAATGGTTAATATGGTTATACTATCGGTGTATGGCGTACTGTAAGCATTAGAAAGGAGGTATTGGTGAGTAGCGAGGTATGGATGGTAGATATAAGAAATCCTCACAGGGTGCCAATTACTATATATAGCGATTGGCACCATCTAAATGGTCAAGTCCTTAGTCCTAATAGTGGCCTAAGGACTAACTACGAGATAGAGGATGGATACGTGTTATATGTTAGTCGGCTCTATCGAGTTAAGCCTAATGAGATGCCGAGATTGTATGTTGGATGTCGCATAAAGGATTAAATTAATGCATTATACAGTTGAATTTAGAGGTACACGTGGTAGATTGTATACACAGCTTTCTGCTAGTTACACATTTACAGATACCACACTGCCCCGCACGGTTACTCTAACCCTGAGCCCCGGCGCAGAAGTATCAATTGATCTAATCGATATTACTGCGCTACAGGTAATAGCCCTCTCGTGTGAGACAGGTTCTGTTAACCTCACTGTTATTAATAATGGTAGCACTATTATTAATCTACCAAAAGTAGTAGCTGGCTCCTATCACTTTAATAACGTAGACATAGTCAATGCTAGGGTAGAACTAACAGCCGTAGGCACTGCGTCCGTACCGCTACAGTTAGTATACGCCGGCGTAGCATGACCTGTCCACTAGAGTGGCAGCAGGCCTGCCGTAATCTGGATATAGCATGTCATAGATGTAGAGCTGAGATAGGAGAGGGTGAGCTGGCCTATTTACCACTGGCTGGTAGCCCCTCTATTAAGAGTCACCCCGCATATAAGAAGCCCCCTCCGCCTCCTCGCAAGCAGAGTAACACTGCATCGCAGCAGATTAACACTGCATCGCAGCAGATTAACACTGCATCGAAGATAGGGCGCGTCACTGAGAGGCGAGTGTTACGGAATCTAGGTGCAAGAGCAACAGTGGCTAGTGGGGCCATCTTCGGAGACGGGGATGGCTCTATTGTTATAGATGGGGAGACCTGGCGTATAGAGCATAAGACGCGAGTGGCCCGACGTAATACACTAGGCCCTACTGAAGATGAGTGGGCTACTGCCCAGGCGCAGGGGTGCCGTCTATTTATTACTACTCATAATAATCGAAGCGTCGTTACTATGGATATAGAGGACTTTAAGAGCCTAGCCGTATTGCCACCCGAGTTTACGGAGGGCGTTAACGAAGAAGCGCGGGGCCCAACTCACTCGAGCGATGCCGAAGTCGCGGGGCAGCTCGAGTAGCACATTCACTGCCTCCACCTGTAGACCGAGTGCAGCGAAGGTGCGTTCGATGCTCAACTTAACAATACTTACAAAGTACGCGGTGGGGTTCTTAACGAGACGTCCTTGCCGGTTGAATGGAATAGTCTTACCGTGTAGTACACGGCTACCGCACTCACTACGGATTGCTTGAGCCACAAGGCAATTCTCCATCGGCGATACGTAGATAAGGTTACGGGGATGGTTGTTGAGAGGGTTATCATCAATGTGGTGTACCTCTACCTCTCCTCGACGAGCGAGGAAGCCATTGCGGTAGGCCTTCCACCCCCAGTAAGCGTAGGCGACAACCTGATGGAGGCCAACGATGAGTCGCTGGGTATTCGTAACGTGAAATTCAAAGAATCCAACTAGGTGTAATAGCTGATATAAGTGAGAATTACGGGCCGCGCGCAGAACTAGGTAATCCCCCTGTTTAGAAGCCTGATAGGCCTTATCTCGCAGGATTGATTTCAGTGCCTTCAACGCTGCCTTGTTTACGTACCGTATTTGGTTGAACATGGTCAATGTCTGTTAGGTGAATAGATACAACAATACAGCCGTGGTTCTACAACCCGGCTTAGATTAATGTAGATTAGAACTGAGTCACCCCAGAGGCACAATAGGTCTGGCGCACCAGCGTAACGGAGGATGTTTCCCTCCGTCCTACTCGCTGGCGGCGTCCACTAGAGTCAGAATTAACCTACCGCGCTTGATGTAACCGGTGTCAAGTCTTGTACATTTAGCCCTATCTTGTTTACTTGAAATGTCGGTTTGAAGGCTCTCGGTTTTACCGATGAGATGAAAAGCCGACCAGTATAGAACGGCGAAGCACGATTAATATTCTGGGGAGTCTTGGCTCTCCACATATTTTTTAAGTTGATCTATCGTAACGCCACCACAACTAGCCACAAAGTAAGCTCCTGTCCATAATACTCTCTTGTCTTTCCAGTAAATCTTCTTTAAATGGTCACTGTAGTTATCCCACAAAAGCTTGCTTGAAGTAGATTTCAAATTAGCAATTAACCCGCTTAGTAATTTATGGGGGGGATAAGTTAAAAGAATGTGGACATGGTCAGACTCACCGCTAAACTCTACGATACTGGCATCCCATTTATCAGCAATAGACTTAAAAGCCTCATTTAAGAACTCTAAATGTTCTTTCTTGAATACTTTTCTCCGATATTTAGTCACCAACACTATATGAACAGTAAGATTAAACGTAGCCCTGCGGGTCTTAAAGTAATTGGGTTCCATGCCTATTGACAACTTGTACGGTGAGATGATATAGTGATAACATAACACATTGAGAGGTCGGGTCAATGCGAGTCATAGAGTTTAAGGTTAAAGCTACACAACAACAACAAATAGCTATCTTAGAAGCTATTAGAATAGGACAGTTCATTCGGAATAAGTGCATTAGACTCTGGATGGATTCTCACAGAGAAGATAAGGTAAATTATGCTTCTTTTTGCAAATTTGTAACAACGTTGAGTAATGATTCAGACACTCCGTTTGTAGGTAATCTTAACTCTATGGCTCGTCAAGCTAGTGCCGAAAGAGCTTGGTTTGCTATATCTCGTTTCTATGACAATTGTAAGAAAGGTTTAGCTCAAAAAGGCTACCCTAAATTCAAGAAGTTCTCAAGGTCTGTGGAGTACAAAACTTCTGGCTGGAAACTGTTAGAAGATAAAAAGTCTATCCACATAACAGATAAAACTGGAATTGGTAAGTTAAAGCTAGTTGGCTCTTATAATCGTGAAATTCTAGATAAGCCCCTAATCAAAAGAGTTAGGCTTATTAAAAGGGCTGACGGATTCTATTGTCAATTTGTCTTAGACCTTGAACGAGTAGAACTGCTTAATTCTACAGGAAAGGAAGTAGGGATTGATTTAGGTTTAAACCATTTCTTGACCGACTCTAATGGGGATAAAATTGATAACCCTCGTTTCCTCCGTAAAGCCGAAAAACGACTGAAAAAGGCACAGCGTAAACTCTCCAAAAAGAAAAAGGGAAGCCAAAAAAGGTTAAAGCAGAAATCTAAAGTAGCCCGCCTTCATTTAAAAGTTTCTAGACAACGTAAAGATTTTGCCGTTAAGACAGCAAAAGCGTTAATCCAATCTAACGATTTGGTAGTCTATGAGGATTTGAAGGTTTCTAATATGGTGAAAAACAGAAAACTTGCGAAATCAATTTCTGATGCAAGTTGGTCAATGTTCACCGATTGGTTAGACTACTTTGGAAAAATACACGGGAAGTTTGTGGTAGCGGTAAATCCACAATATACAAGTCAAGAGTGTTCTAATTGTGGTTCGATTGTCAAGAAAACATTGTCTGTAAGAACTCATATATGTTCTTGTGGTTGTGTTCTGGACAGAGATGAAAATGCCGCTATCAATATACTTCAAAAAGCAAATACTGTCGGGCGGACAGAAATTCAAGCCCTCGGACAGACTACCCACTGTCTATTAGGTGAAAGCTTAATAGATAAGGTAACTGGATGAACAGGGAATCCCTCGCTTTTAGCGATGGGAGCGTCAATCAGTATTACTACTTAGCGGGGCACGGCGTGCGGAGGTGAAGCGTATGGGTTTACCCTGTTCCGCTCGAACTTCACGGCTCACTGTGTCTTTTAATCTATAGATACCGGCCCCTCTCTGATGCCTACATCAATCAACTGATTAAGGCAAATGAGAGGGCGGTAAATAGGAGGTCATCGGTACCGCCGATAGGCGGTTTAAGGAACCTTAGCCATTCCTTCTACTATTATAGCACAGGTTTTTAATTCTTGTGTAAAATATTTATCACGCAGGGCCCCCTTCATTTGAAGGAGCTTCTCTACCACAAATACACAGGAGATAGCTATGGAAGAGATTACCATAATTGAATTTTTAATTAATTCAATTAAAGAAGAAAAACCTTTGTATAGTGATGAACAATGCTTAAATATAGCTCTAGAAATAATCAGGGCCAATTTTCCTATTTGTGCATCAAAATATTTCAAAGGAGAGACGTGGAAACTATAACAACGGGGGTGGACCCCGTATTTTTATGATTACTACAATTGATTTCCGTGATATCCAGGCTGCATGCGTTAAACAGCTAGACAATATGTGTAAGGATAAGCAGCCCTTATTTATTGTCGACGTACCAGGAGATGTACTCTGGCAGACCTACCTCGATGCCTTCCCCCCACACGAGCGACAGGCGCATAACTGTATGGCCTGTCGACAATTCATTAAGAAGGCGGGGGGCCTCGTTAAACCAGATGAGAATTATAATCTCATCAGTATGTGGAATGTAACTGTACCAGGTTACTTACAGGGAGTAGTTGATAAGCTCAATGCTCTAGTGACAGAGGCCCGCATTCGAGACACGTTCTTATTAGACCGTAGTGAATTGACCGTAGGGCACGCAAGTGACTTGCAGCGTCTAGAGGACGGCAGCACTATTAAGTGGCACCATCTATACTATAAGTTTCCTACAGCCTATGCTTCCAGTGATGTAAATGGTAGTCAGAGTGATGCCCGTAATAGGGCGGCGGGCCTCAAGAGAGATCTAGAAATGATCTCTATTGACTCAGTGAATACTGTCCTCGAACTCATCAATCAAGGCGCTCTCTATCGCGGTAATGAGTTTAAGCCCCTGTTAACTAAGTTTCTCGCCCTACAAGAGGCCAATCGCCAGAATCACCTGCGTAATCCTAATTTTACTAAGGAGCAGCATGAAACCTTCTGCTGGGTCATGTCTGCTAAATTTAGCCATATCCGCAATACAGCCATCGGTACTCTGCTGACTGATATTAGTGAGGGACGCGATCTAGATAAGGCTGTTACATCTTATGAGAGTAAGGTGGCCCCCGAGAACTATCGGCGTCCTACTGCCATCGTCACTGAGAATATGAAGGCTAGAGCCCGGACTGATTTTCTCGCTATGGGCTTCAGTCAATCTAGTCTAGAACGTCGTCAGGCTACTATCGATGATGTCCCTATTGACCAGTGGTTATATGTTGATAGGCTACCAACGATCATCGAGAATGACTTCTTCAACAATATGCTTGTAGTGGCTAACCCGCGTATTACTCAGCAAGATATTAGCTTCAGCGAGTTCCTTAGCAGCGTAGTGCCTCATATCACATCTATGGAGATCCTATTTGAAGATGAACTAATAAATAATTTAGTTACTATGACAGCTCCTGTAGATACGGATACCCCTAGCTTCTTCCAGTGGCCTAATGGTATGGGCTGGAGCTACAATAATCAGTTAGCTGATAGTAGTCGTCAGCGTGTCAAGGCTGCTGGCGGTAAGGTAGATGGGGCCCTGTGCTGCCGGTTGATGTGGTATAATACTGATGACTTAGACCTTCATCTCGAGTGGGACCGCAATAGAATCTACTACGGAAGTAAGAAGGCCTGTGGCGGTGAGCTCGATGTAGATGCTAACGCCAGTACTTCTTCTCTAACTAATACCCCCGTTGAGAATATAGCATTTGCCAATAAGGCACCTAATGCTGAGTATCTATTGTCTGTTAATCAGTTTAATAGACGTAGTAGCGTTGATATCGGCTTCCAAGTAGATATCGAGACAGAGGGAGGTCAGTTCTACACCTTCACGTATAAAACCCTGATGCCTACTGGAAAAACTGTAAACGTAGCTCGCTTCAGTATGGTTAATGGCGTGCTAAAATTAGATACAGATAGTGGTTTACTTAAACCATCTAGTGCTACAGGCCGCTCTCTTACTACGTGGGGTATGGGCACTAATCAGTGGCAGAAGGTCCGCCTCATTACTACCAGTCCTAATCACTGGGGGGATACACAGTGCGGTAATCTACACTTCTTTATCTTCTTAGATAAGGCTGTACCCGAGGGGCCCATCCGTCCCTTCTTTAATGAGTTTATTCGCGCTGATCTACTACGAGATCACAAGCGCGTGTTCGAGTTACTAGGTAGCATGGTACCAGTCAACAGTACTCCTAATGGACTTGCTGGCCTAGGCTTCTCTAGCACCACTCGCGCTAGTTTCACATGCCGCGTGGGGGATAGCTCCACACGTAAACGTATTTTCAAAGTCATATTCTAGAGGAACTATGGAACTCAATATCATTATTGGTGCTCTCGTTGGTCGGTACCGCTTTCCCTCTGTTAGCGGTGACCTCACGCTTGAGGATCTATTCTGTCTTAACCTCAGGTCTAGATCACCCAATACACCCTCTCTTAATAATGTTGCTATTGAGCTTAACAAGCGTATCATGGCCTGCGGTGGCGTAGACTTCGTTGATGATAGCAACGAGATTATTATTTTACAAAGAAAGCTCGACATAGTCAAATTTGTCATTGCTCATGTTAAGGACCGCACTGAGGTCACTAAGCAGGCCCTTGCTATAGAAGAGAATCGACAGAACTTACTGGCCCTCATTGAGCGTAAGAAGAATGATCTTCTCGCTGAAAAGAGTATCGAAGAATTAGAGCAGCTCCTCGCTGTCCTATAGAAGCCAAGGTAATAGCTAAAGGGTGGGGTTTCAGACCCATTTTTCTGATGATTAACGACAAACCGCACTGGTACACAACAGAGTACCTCAACAGATTTAATGTTCAACTACTAACAGAGTCCGACAAGTCCGAGGCAGAAGAAGATACGGTCATCTTCCACGGACCCTTTAAGACAGTAGAAGAAGCTATAGAGTTTGCCAGTTTGTCGTTAACAACGGCACCCCTTCAGAGAACGGTATGGTTTACTGTTGTTACTGCGGACGAAAGCTAAAGGAAGCCCGCCAGGCGTCTGGAGGAGAGTGGTCTGAAGAAGATGACAATAACATTCACCTAGCTTTAAAGTTACTAACTAACACCTAGAGCAGCGCCTCGCTGTCCTATAGAAGCCAAGGTAAGGTTAATTAATTGAGCCCAGCTCGAGCTGGGCCAGAGACAGGAGCACCGTCCAGATGAATGCTAAACTGGTCAAACCAAATCTACAAACAGAGCAAAAAGGAATGATTTCTATTATGAAACTTAAAGGCAGTATTCGGTTATTTTTAGAAGGTTCAGAAGATGGGCTCCAGCACCTAGCAGATTTACATCAATCAGGGGAATTGCGAGTCTTTCTCAATATTAAATCAGACGATATTGTCGTCACAAAAATAGAGCTCACTACAGATGCAAAAGTTATTGAAAAAGCCGAATTAATTAAGGCAATTCAAGAGGGAACAATAGATAAGATAACTTTACAACAGGCTGATTTAAGTGGGGCTAACCTGAGTGGGGCTAAGCTAATTAAGGCTATCCTGAGTGAAGCGGACCTGAGAGAAGCTAAACTGAGTGAAGCTATCCTGAGTGAAGCTGACTTGAGTGAAGCTGACCTGAGTGGGGCTGACCTGATTAAGGCTATCCTGAGTGATGCTATTCTAAGTGATGCTATCCTGAGTTGGGCTGATCTGAGTGGGGCTATCCTGAGTGGGGCTGATCTGAATGCAGCTATTCTGATTGAGGCTAATCTAAAGGGGGCTGACTTGAATAAAGCTAACCTGAGAGGGGCTGACATTGAAGACGCTATCTTTATCGATACAACGGGGATCACCCCTGAACAAAAGCAGGATTTAATTAGACAAGGAGTAGATTAATGACACATCAGAAAGAATTAATGAAAGATTAGAGTTTAGAGCGACAAGTTGAAGCTTTATCTATCGTGGCTCCTAATTTACGTTTTTTCATGAAATATAACCCAGAAGAGTTAATGGCATTAAGACAAAGTAACTAAGATGCTTTTGACCTTTTTGCATCAATAATGATGGATCAAGCAGATGAAATAAAAAAAGGACAGTTGATAAATGCTAATGGTTTAATTTTAGTTATCAGTTATCAGTAAAAACTAGCACAATTAGGGAGTAAACAATGAACATTAACATTATCAAAGAGCGGCTGTATAAGATTATAATTACAGGTGAATATCTCGAATTATCTCTTGACTCAAAAAATTGGATTGATGGTTTATTGAAAGCATCTGAAACCAACCAAGTAACTAATGATATACTGACCTGGTGGTGGAAAGGGGATATACAAAAAGGAAACATCAATCCTTATCTATCCGATGACAAGTGGAATCTTTCTTTTCTTGACCAGCTTAAATTTTGGGTTATAACTGTTCTTATGCCTATATGTACAGGAGTTACTATTCCTTCTTCTCTTAGAAAAGACTTTGATCTTTTCAGAAAAGCTTTAACACTAGCGTCAATCTTTCTAGTAGAAAAAAGCTGGTATAAAGAAATAACCGACAATACAACTCAGGGGTAAAAAAATGGACGCTCAAATCTATCAAATACTAATCGATTCAAGCTACGATGAGTTGCCAAGAGAAGTCAAACACTACGTCAACCGATTAGTAACTAAAGTATCGAAAAAACCTTTTGTACTTTCAATACTAAAAGGATTCCATAGTAGCGCAATCAAATCAAACGACGTAGGTGTACTTCTAAGCGGTGCGTTTATTGACTCTGATCCATTTGAAAAAGCAGGGTGTTTTTGGTACTTAAAAATCAAGATATTCCTGTTTGTCTTTTCGCTACTAACAGGTGTGACAATACCTAAGCTTCTCAAAGAAAACTTTTGTCTTTTTCTGCAATCTCTTGTTATAGCTAGTTACCTTGTAAAGGAGGGTTATGTCAATGAATCTCCCTATTATTGGGACTACGAATAAAGTAAGAAGCTAAAAATAACCTAAAACAGGAGTAAACCAGTGGATATTCAACGCGCAATATTGGTTAGAAAACAATACAATAGTTTACCTATCGAAGCTAAACAATACGTTGACGCTTTAGTACAGAATCCTAAGTCAAAATACTTAGAACACTTTTATAAAGCCGCAATTAAAGACAATGTAATGGATACATACATACAATTAAAATACAATGATGTTAATGATGATAATGATGTCAAAATAGATTGGATTTCGTTTGTAGCTTTTAAAGCTTGGTTACTTATTGCCACATTTTTAACAGGCGTTTCTACCCCTAAACGGTTGAAAAAAGATGCTAACTTATTTATGCTTTCTATCGCTATAGCTTCTAGTTTTGTAGTAGAGGGGGAATATAAAGAAATATACGGAACGTCACATATCTGGGGACTAACTTACAAACCAAATACAACTAAGGAGTAAAAAATGATTAGTTACGGAGCTACAATAGAAATCAAAAGTGTTTATGATAATTTACCTAAATCAACAAAAGATTTTATCGCTGATTTAGTCAATGAAGCAAAACAAAAACCACAGTTTTCAGCATTACTTAAACATTGTTACTACCGCACTATTGCCAATGGGCTAGTTTATGCGTTCGGCATAGTAAAGGAAAATACAGTACTGTATTTTCGTGAAGTTCTCAAAAATCAACTACTGTTAACTATAGTAACATTGTTTCTAAGAGTCGATGTTCCTGACCAGCTTAGAAAGAATACTAATCTTTTTGCGGTAGCTACTGCAATAGCTTCAATTATATTTGTAGAAGGAGAGCTAGATGGTGTATACTTTCTCAGTCTAGAGTATTTTAATCTAGAAAATACTAAGTGTGCACTAAAAGAGTAAACATAATTCAGAATACAGAACATCTCACACTAACTTACAATTCTAATGTACCTAGCTAAAACATTGCAGATATCCAGCATTATATGGCAGGCAACAGACTACCAGTTTTTATCATTATACAAACCTACCCCTGAGGAGGGAGGACGCTTTATCCAACTCTGGTTCGAGGATATGGAGCCCCACATTAACTATACGCGGTTACATGCTAGGATGAGTGGTGGTCAGGATAACTCTAATAAATACTACCTAACTAATGTGCTCGAGTTAGGTATAACCGCATGGGGGGCCGACTTCTATAATGATAAAAATTCAGTGGACCAATGGCGTATTCACTACTATAGCCCCACTATACGCCGCCTTGTTGAGAGTATCCCTCTCAATATGCCGGGGGGTAATCTACGCTATTATTGTCAGCTGGCTATGATAGCTAACTCTGAATCCGTTAAAGGAGTATGGGCCCGTCGTACTCAGCATTATCGGCGCGATAGTTATCAGCGCCATAACCATGGTGAGTTCGGTATGACTAAGGAAGAGATGCAATTAGTAGTAGAGAATATAGAGCCTATACTCGATACAGGCCTGCTGATAAAGTGGGGCGATTACTATTATTGGCCCGGCGCACGAACGCGACACTTATTGCTTAACAGCAATAAGGAGCTCCACATCATGGGCAGTGATGCTCTCGAGATAGGTAGACTTAAACAAGGGAGGAGACGAAATGCAAGATAACGCAGTTGATGTCGTGAAGGCGTGGGCCTATTAGAATCTAGGTCTAGATTCCAATAATAAATTTATTGAAGTTCATGTCAATCGATCTAGTTACGTAGTAATCAACAATACTAGAGAAGACCGTCCTGATGATAATGATGGTGATATGTACTTCCTATCATATATCTATGATAATGTAAATGTCTCTATCTTCCTAGCCACTAATGGAGATGTAATTGTCGTTCGTGATAGAGTCGATGAAAAGGGCGACCCCTCTATATTAATCGGCAGTATAGACGATATTATAGATGGTAAGTCTCTCTCCCCTGCAAGCCATATTCTTAAAGATTACCATGACCCCAGAACAGATTCAGAGACTACGCAACAATAATTGGATCCTAGATAACCCCCAGAGCGTATCGGATAGAGAACTCGATTGGATACAAAGCGTACTGGCCCTTCGAGAATACTACAAAGAGACTGGTAGAGAGTTAACCCAGAGCAATATAGACTGGATTAACACCTTCCTCCTCTCTAACTACGACGAGAGCGTTGTTGATCCGCCTCTCGAGCAGCCCGAGCTGCCTCAGGAACAAACTTAGCGGCCTTGTTAATAACACGGGCCCTCTCCTGCTTAGATAGATTCCCATGGCCCCGCAGTTTAAGAGCACTCAATGCGCTGCGCTTATCGAATATAGGGAATCTATCTTCTACT